GTAACCGGTATTGCGGCAACAGGCGCGGTTGGCAGCGTTACAGTAGAAGCTGCTTTAAACGTGTCTGTAACAGGTGTCGCGGCAACGGGCGGTATTGGCTCTGTTTCGGTACAAACCGATCAAGTTCTAGCCGTAACCGGTATTGTAGCTACCGGAGCGGTGGGTTCGGTAACCGTTAGCCTCCCCACCGTAGTTTCAGTAAGTGGTTTGTTGACCACGGGTTCTTCTGGTAAAGTAAGTATATGGCAGGTCATTACACCAAGCCAAGACCCTGACTGGCAGGTCATTACACCAAACCAAGTACCGAATTGGGTAAAAATAGCGGCATAGGATAAAACGATGACTTCAAGTTATACATCAAATACCGGAATTCAGAAGCCCGCAACAGGTGACCAGTCCGGTACGTGGGGCGACACCGTAAACGCTAACATGGACATTATTGACCGGGTTTTGAACGGGGTGGGCGCAATCAGTCTTAGCGGAACGACTCACACCCTTACTACTTCGGATGGGTCTCTTAGCGACGGGATGTACCGAGTCTTGGTTCTAGGGGGAAGCCCTTCTGGAACAAACACAATCACCGTTAGTCCGAACGACCAAGACAAGGTGTTTTTTGTTAAAAACGGCAGCGGTCAGTCCGCGGTGTTTTCTCAAGGTAGTGGTGCAAGCGTCACCATCGCCAACGGGGACACTAAAATTATTTACTGCGACGGAGCAGGCGCGGGAGCCGCCGTCGTTGATTTCACTAATGACCTTTCCATGTCTTCTGTCAGCATCACTGGCGGCTCGGTCGCTAGCACCTTGGACGGCGTACTAGGCGGGGTAACTCCTGCTGCGGCAACCGTGACAACGCTCACCGCAAGCGGTATTGCCTCCGTAGACGACACCACCGACAGCACTAGCGGCACCACAGGCTCCATCCACACCGACGGGGGGCTTGGAGTTGCTAAAGCTCTTTATGTTGGCACGACTGCTACGCATGGGGGGAACGTAGTCAGCGACACCGACAGTACGGACGATCTAGGAACTACCGGGGTTCGCTGGGCCAACCTATATGTCGATGCAATTACTGCAACCGATCAGGTCACGGCCACCGGCTTTACGGGCACTTTGGACGGCATACTTGGCTCTGGCACCCCCGCTGCGGCGACTGTGACGACGTTGAGTGCCACGGGCATAACAACTGTCGCCGCAGGCACAGCATCACTTCCTGCCATCGTATCTACCACCGGCACAGCCGATACCGGCGTCTGGTTCCCCGCCGCTGATACAATCGCTGCCAGTACTGCTGGCGTAGAGAGGCTCCGAATAAATGCCAGCGGCAACGTCGGTATTGGGGTGTCGCCTAGCTACAAGCTCCACGTCTCTGGCGCAATCTATGCGACCGGAGATATTACTGCGTACTCGTCGGCTGCTGCCAAGGCAGACATCGTGACAATTGCGAACCCTCTGGACCTTGTCAGCAAGCTGCGCGGCGTTTCATTCCGATGGAAGGATAGCGGAAAGCTGGCACAGGGGCTTATCTATGAAGAAGTCGCCGAAGTAATCCCTGAAGTCACATCGAGCAACGGTGGGGCAGTTGGTATCCAGTACCAGAACTTAGTCGCCGTCCTAATCGAAAGCGTCAAGGCGTTGAAGACCGAGATTGACGAATTGAAGGCGCGCCTCTAATGGCAATGCCCGCATCAGGCGCACTTAGCTTTTCTGCGATCCAGACGGAGTTTGGCGGAAGCAATCCTATTGGGCTATCTGAATACTACCGAAATGGCTCGTATGTCGGCGGTGGCGCACCCAACGTCCCAACGAGCGGAGCTATTGCACTCAACACATTTTACTCTGCGGAAGCGGCTACTGTTATTAACATTACGTCTAACACCAGCAACTACAATATCCTGACACAGGCAACGGCGGCTGGATACGACGCTGCGGCTGATACGACACCCATCATTGTTAACGTCGCCAGCGGAGTGACAGTTAGCGCCAGTGGAACATACGCAATGCGGACAGGTGTACTCAATGCATCGTCGTCCCTGACAGTAAATATCACTGGCAGCATTGATGGATATACAGGAGCGACAGCAGCATCAGGTGCCGGAGCAGCCGGATCGGTAGGTGGTGATGCTCTTTACTGGGAGACGAACGGAACGGCAGTCGTCAACGTCCTGTCTGGTGGAAACCTACGCAGCGGTGGTGGCGGTGGTGGTGGCGGTGGTCGGGCTGGTGCGGGTCAACGCAGTGAGAATAAGGATATTTGCACAGGAGCTATATATTACGGTTCTGTCGGAGCAGCAGGAGCGGCTGGCGGGTTTGGCGCTGTTGGCGCGACTGGCGCGTCGGGAAGCTATGCTGCTTTTACCCTCGGTCAATGCATAACTCAAACGGCTGGTGGCGGTGGCGCAGGTGGAGCGGCAGGTTTCGCTTTAAGAAAGAACGGCAAAACTGTGACGCTGAATAATTCAGGAACAGTAGCGGGGAGCGTAGGATAATGAAAATTTTGATACCCTTCTCAGGAGGGGTTAACAGTACTTATGCGGCATGGTGGTTTGCGGCGAACACACCCCACGAAATCGTCACACGGTTTCTACGAGACGAAGACTTCACGGGTGCAGATAATAGCGATAGAGAAAACCATGCGATAACAGTAGCTACATGGCTCCGTGCAAATGTGCGAGACTTTGAATTTTCCGCCGTTAGTGCCACTGTCGGATATACAAAGAAAAGGGTTCCGGTCCGAGCGGGGTTTCAAAAACTGATAGACATAGGTGTGCGTATTGCACGACACACGGAAATCGCCGTTTGGTGTGACGAGGATGATTTTGACGCTGTTGTTTTCGGGCGATCATTGGAAAACACGACGAGTGATGCGGCTATACACACCAGAAATATATGGACGAACACTGACACCCCCGTAATGTGGTCTGGCTGGCCGACTATGGGAGAAGCTGTGCCAGCCGACTTTGACTTTGAAGTGGTTGCTGCAACGCTGACAGGAAAATGGGAGCAGTATGAGCAACTTCCAACAGCCTTACAATCCGTATTGCTGTCCAACCACGCAGAGTGCAATGACCACTGGTGCCTCCGATGTGCTTACCGGCGAGGCTATAATCACTATGTCGCAAACGGTCTGACGGGCCGTGACTTTGATATGTGGTGTGCAGAAAAAGGGTCGTATGGGAAGTGGCGATCTGCCGCTGATCCGGCGAAATACGTCTATCGAGGCAACTGTTGTGACGAGACTGCCGTGCAAAATTATCTCGCTGATTTGGTCGGTCGAGATTGGCCCGTCGTTATCGAGACAAACAACCGGATTGCGTGGTTTGCAGACAGCGGCATCGATATGACAGGCATAGAAACCCAAGAGAAGCTCGCAGATTTCTGCGGCAGGATGGGCAAGATCAATCTGGACAGAGGCGTTAACTCAGATGTTATGGTAGGCGATGAATACTGGGCAGCACTTTTGGAGGCTGCTAAGTTATGAATACTCATACATTATTCCCTACGACAATATGTGAATTTGAGTATGACAAACCAGCTGAATTTAAAGAGAATTTATGGGAAGTAGCCTTAAACCATATTAAAGATGGATATTCAAATGAGACGAATGCCCCTTATTTGCACCACGAGGAAAAGCTACAAGATATTTATGCATTTATAACAAAGTCAATAAATGAATATCTGGCTGTATTTAATATACCATCAAATGTTTTAGATTTTCATATCTCTAAGAGTTATTTTAATTTAGTAGACAAAAACCCCGGTTCTGCGCATCACCATTTAGATTCGCACATGTCTTTTATATATTACGCACACATTCCAGATGATGTTGAATTTGATATTAAACTCTTTGCAGCGGATATGCCGCAGCCTCATTCATCCTTCTTTGACATGTTTAGTAAAGGATGGAATTGGCACAACTCAAGTTCTTGGGTTTTAAAATCAACAGAAGGCTGTTTGCTTTTATTTCCCGGCAGCGTACTACATGAAGTTGTTCCCCTAAATGATATTACTTCTCCTGAAAAGAACACGCCAGTTCATACATTAGAAGATCTAAAAAAGATGAGAATAGCTATTGTGGGGGATGGGATGTTCACATTTAAACATATGTATCAAGCTACAAGAACACATGGTGTTCATCCTATTTCTACTTGGAAGACATTTCCTGCCCCGGAGGCTGCTCAGTTATGACCCCCCCAGCCGTTGTCGGGGTGGTAGCGTTTGCTCTTCTCAGTCCCAGCGGCATCTCCGTAGCTAATGCACAGAAGCCACTTTGTTCAACTCGCGCGGATATTACGATGCAATTGTCAGAAAAATATGCGGAGGTTCCGGTCGCGCTGGGCGTAGCGAATAACGGCGGTGTGATGGAAGTTCTTTCTTCCCCTAATGGCACGACATGGACTATCGTACTCACGATGCCGAACGGCCAGAGCTGTATGATAGCGGCGGGTGACGACTGGCAGCGGAGATCAATGCCAACAGGAGGTATTGACGGATGACTAAAAACCCAGACGCCGTACGGGGCACGGTGCCGACGACTGGCCTGAGCTGGGCTAACGACTACGCCGACTTCCGATTGGAATAGAGTACAATGCCGTTAAGCAAGCTCCAGTTTAAGCCCGGAATCAACACCGAACTGACCGCTTACGCTAACGAAGGCGGTTGGCTGGATAGCGACAAGGTTCGGTTCCGCTTTGGGTACCCCGAGAAGATAGGCGGTTGGACAAAATACTCAACCAACCCGTTTCTAGGGGCCTGCCGTTCTCTCCACAACTGGAGGGCTCTGGACAACTCGGAGTATTTAGGTGTCGGGACAAACCTCAAGTTCTACATTGAGCAGGGTTTGACTTTTTATGACGTCACTCCTCTCCGCGCCACCACGGTAGGCACGGCAACCTTTTCCGCAACAAGCGGTTCCACGACACTTACGGTCACGGACAGCGGTCACGGAGCCCTCCAAGGCGACTTTGTAACCTTCAGCGGCGCGTCGTCTCTAGGTGGAGTTATTACAGGTACCGTTTTGAACAAAGAATACGAAATTGTTTTAATCATAGACTCTAGCAACTACACGATAACGTCGGCGGTCGCCGCAAATGGGTCGGATACAGGAAACGGGGGCGCTTCTGTTACAGCGGCCTACCAGATAAACGTCGGCATAGACACCGTTGTTCCGGGGAATGGTTGGGGAGCGGGGGTCTTTAGCCGCGGTACGTGGGGCTCGGGAGCAACAACGGTAGCGGGCGGCGAGAGCCTAAGAGCTTGGAGTCAGGATAACTTTGGGGAGGATCTCCTGCTTTGTATCAGGGACGGAGCCGTTTATTACTGGGATAAGACTAACGGGGTAGCCACGCGGGCTGTGACCTTGGCGAGCCTTTCCTCGTCAGCCCCGACTATTGCCCGTCAGGTCGCTATCTCCGACAGGGACCGGCACGCCATTGCATTTGGCTGTAACCCTTTCGGGAGCGCGGTTCAGGACAAATTATTGATACGCTTTTCGGACCAAGAAAACTTAACTGATTGGGAGCCTACCGCAACCAATACGGCGGGAGATTTGATTGTAGGTACCGGTTCTGAGATTGTCGCAGCGGTAGAAACCCGCCGCGAGGTTGTCATACTTACAGACGCCTCTGTCCACTCAATGCAGTACATTGGCCCTCCCTTCACTTTCGGCCTCAATCAGATTTCATTAGGCACTAGCATTGCTGGTGTAAACTCCGCTGCCGCGGTAAACGACGCGGTGTTCTGGATGGGAAAGGACCGTTTTTACCTCTATGAAGGACAGGTCATAACGCTCCCGTGTACCGTTCTGGACACGGTTTTCGACGACTTTAACTACTCGCAGTCGGACAAGGTGGACGCGTCGGTTAACTCTAAATTCAACGAGATAACATGGTTTTACCCGTCGGCGTCCTCGGACAACAACGACAAGTACGTCACCTTTAACTATCAAGAAAAGGTATGGTATTACGGGTCTTTGGCGCGTACCGCGTGGCTTGACCGGTCTATCAAGGAGTTCCCGATAGGTGCTTCCTCGGACGGCTATTTGTACAACCATGAGAACGGAGTGGACGCCGACGGGCAGCCTCTGACCGCGTACATTGAATCCAGCCCCGTTGACATCCAAGAGGGTGAAAACTTCGCTTTTATCCGCAGGCTATTACCCGATGTTAGCTTCCTGAACTCCACTTCCGGGGCGGACAAGGAGGTCACTTTCACCCTAAAAATGGAAAACTTCCCGGGGACGGGGTATACGCAGAGCTACGCGTCGAGCGTAACAGACAACGCCACACAGAACCACGTCCGTATCCGGGGTCGAGCGGTTGGTTTGAGACTGGAGTCGAGCAACCTTGGTGTTACGTGGCGTCTCGGCAACCCACGGATTGATATACGTCCGGATGGCCGCCGATGAGCAGTCGAGGGCTTGTACCCCCTCTATTCGCGATTCCTCCTACGCAGTACGAGCAGTCATATTTTGCCGACATTTCCCGAGCCTTTTCCTTCTATGTTGTACAGCAGCAACAGGCCGGGGAGGGGCGTCATACGTCTCTTGTTCTAACCGCTTTGCAGTCCAATGACGTTGGGTTGGAGCCGGGAGCTTTGTTTGAGGTAGACGGATTCGTTAAGATTTCTCGGCTATCTTGTTCTAACCCTGCCGGAACCAGCGCTACGGGCTCTGTCGGCACAACAACGGTAGTAACAGCATGAGCGACACTATTACGATGCCTAACGGGAGCCGGTGGCGTCCTTCGAAAAGCAAAGAGCATATCAAGTGTGCCTCTTGCGACAACCTCGTGGATACTCCGGAGGAGCTGTTATCGTACCCCTCCGGAAACTGTCCTAATTGCGGTAATTCTTGGACTGGTGCCGAGGGCCGCGGTACGGTAATATATGTAACATCCCCTGAAGAAATTACCGGGGAATCGTGAGGGTACAATGGATTCCAACCTTGCTTTAAGAGAAGAGATGACCGGGGGCTTGGGCAGCTTTGCCTTGGGTGAAGCGGACGCCGAGGCGTACCTTTCGAGAGAGACCGGGGTAGGCTCTGGGGGAATCGCGGACCTCGGGGCTATTCGGGAGCGCATGGCGAGGGCGGGTCGTTTTGACGACGACCATGTCGGTCATTTGGCTACGGGGGAGCTTGTTGTTCCTGCGCCTCTTCTTGAGAAGCTGCCGGAGCTTCGGGAGTCCATCCTCAGTCACCTTCGGGAGATGGGTGTAGAAAACCCCGAACGTTATATTGTTGGCAATAAGCTTAACTCCGTCAACCCTGAAACGGGCATGGTGGAGTTCGGGTTCTTCAGTAGTATTGGCAAGGCCTTTAAGAGCATTGGTAAGGTTCTCAAAAAGGTCGCCCCGCTGATAATCACTGCGGCTTTATCAACCGTGGTTGGGCCCATTGCCGCCGGTATGATCGGTAGCGGCCTCGGTACGTTCATTAACGGCGGTAGTGTTAAAGACGCGTTTATCTCTGCTGGAATAGGGGGAATCACCGGAGGGCTTGCTCCCTCTATCGGGAGCATCGCCGCGCAAGGCCTTGGTGGTATGGCCCAAGCCGCCGTTGCGGGTGGAGACATGAAAGCCATCCTAACCGGCGGGGCTATAGGTGCCGCTGGCGCGGGTCTTGGTAAGATTGCTAGTGCTAATTTTGCGAACACGACAATCGGGAAGACCCTCGGCCTCACGAACCCCAAGGGGCTCAGTTCTCTTGAACTTATAAGTGAAGATTTGGGCACAACCGGTAAGTTTATGTCGGATATCACAAGTGGGAACGTTAGTGAGGCTTTCCAACCTTCGGCAACGAACCTGAGCGATGAGTTTGCCAAGTACTTTGGTACGTCGCCACAAGCGCCGACTATCCCGACAACCGCCGCTCCTGCCGCGGACTCCGAAACTTTAGACGTTGACTACGTAAATGAAGACCCCAAACCGACGCTGGATCGAGTAATCGATTACTTTGGCGACAACTCCTTCACTCGCACCGCCGCCAAAGTGGTTAATGAGCCCGTTAAGACCCTCCTAACCGGAGAGTCTACGCTTTCGCCAAGTGAGGCCGCGCGGGCTCAGGCTAAGGCATATAACGAAACCAACAGTGCGTACCTAGCAGAGGGTAATACACCGGCTGTTGCAGCCGCCGCCGCGACTAAAGCGGGGACTGACGCTCTCGCAGCCGCCGAACCCGGGTTCTTTGCAAGAAACCCATGGGCGATAACCGTCCCCGCCGTAGGTGCCCTTGCCTTCTCCGACACGCTTTTCGGAGAAGAGATACCCGGCGAAGGCGACCCCAACGTCCTGCCGGGAGACTTCTCTCCCGGAGGACCCTCACA